GCGCGAACTCGCTGGTTACGACCCACTCTCAGACGACAGAGGCGATGTTCACCTGATGCCAGCGAATCTGCTAGAGGTGTCGCTTGGAAATACTCCACCACGCACAGAAGTGGTTGACCTTGGCAAACCTGCCGCGCCTGAAACACCAGCCACCACCCCACCACCTGTGAAGGCATATAACGAAGCAGACAAGAAAGCTGAAGGCGATGATCTTGATGATGGGCTTCCGACACTCATCAGACTCGCTGACAGACGCGAAGGGTCAATGCGGCGACGACTCCTGAGTGAATGGAAAGGTATCGAGGAATCTATTTCGCTGGAAGACTTAGTGGTAGCTGTTAAAAGCAACCGCGTGATGACTTTTATCGATCCGATACTCCAAGAATGGCTCGACACGATGAGCAAGCTCCAAGACGAGTTGGCCTCCATGTGTCTGCGTGGGGCCACATTTGCTGCCGACCAGACAGGCATTCAACTGACACAGAAGGACACAGGCAAGCAGATTACTGTCGGCATAGGGCCGATTAGTTTTAATCTCGTCAACAACGCGACCGTCGATTATGCGAAGAAAGAGGCCGCTCTCTTAATTAGCGAGATGGGAATTGAAAACAAGAAAACGATCCAGTCCATTATCGCCACGTCAGTGAAAGAGGGATGGGGTTCGGACAAGACGGCACGTCATATCCGAAGTGCGGTCGGGCTAACCGCTTTCTATAAGAATGCCGCTATCCACAGAGAAGAAGGTTTGCTCAAGAAAGCCGCCAAGCGTCGCGGTGTGACGGTCGAAGAACTGGGAGTGAAGTATCCGAATGACGTAGCGAAAATCGCAGGACAGGTATACCGCATCGAAGGCTCCTATAAGCGAATGAGAGCCAAGCTAATCGCTAGAACTGAACTGGCGAAAGCGGCCAATGCCGGACAGAACATTCTATGGCAGCAAGCCGTTGAAGGTAATCTGCTTGACCGAGATGATGTTGAACGTGAATGGCTGACGGCTGGCTACGACGTTGACCCACTCTGCGTAGAACTCGAAGGAGAGAGGATCAGCATGGATGCCGGAGCCATCTTTCCGAACACTTCATCCAAGCTGAATCCCGATGGTGTAACCGCACCGCCCGTCCATCCGAATTGTCGCTGTGCGTTGGTGCTGGTTGAGAAAACCACCAGGGAGAAAGCTCAACAGCCCAAACAGAAAGCAAGTGCCACCCGAAAGCGAACAGCATCAAAGAGAAAGACTACCAGTGAATCAAATAAAGCAAAGAGCAAGTCAGCAGGTCGTCGAACATCCACTAAACGCTAAGTGGGAAATCCTTGACGCGGCCGCTGGTGAGCTAGATATATCGCCACGACGTAAACGGCTAGCGATTATTGGTGGGATGCCGTTACGGTATGCGTTGCCGTTCGATGATCCAGACCTTGAAGTGTGGTCCTGTAATCTGGTGATGTGCCTTGACCCACAAGAACAATTGCGTGCTGACAGGTGGTTTGAATTGCATCCGATGTCCGTGCAAAACGAAGACGATATGCGATGGATACATGAAAATCCTAGACCGCTCTACACGTTGGCACATGAGCCAGATTTATCCAATGCCTTGAAGTTCCCAATGGACAAGATCGAAGCGATGGGATTCGCGGATTATTTCTCCTGTACATTTTCCTATCAGATAGCACTGGCAATGGTGGAAGGCTTTGAGGAGATCGGGCTGTATGGTGTGGACTTGGTGTTCGGTAGTGATCGAGAACGTGAAGTGGAGCTTCCATCAGTCGCTTACTGGCTTGGACTCTTTCAGGGTCACGGTGGTCGAATCGCCTTCCCTGACCATAGCTCGACTCTTCATCACCCACACCGCTACGGCTATGAGTATTGGAAAGAAAAGCGGTGGACTGAGCAACGAGTCAGAAATCTAAATCTTGACCGTACCTCACACGTTGAACAGGTCAGGCAACTTATTGCTCGCGGCCAAGATGGTCGCACCGTAGGCAACTGAACAACCGAATGCCTAGCGGAGTCTTGGGCCATCGTTGGATGTTTCCGATGCTTGATTGTCGTGTGTATGACGGCGATACGCTGATGGAATTACGACTTGACTTAGGGTTCAGTGCCACTCTAACAGTCACAGGCAGACTCTACGGTATCAATACGCCGGAAGTTCGTGGTCCTGAACGTGACAGAGGAATCGTTTCGCGTGACTGGTTGATGAAGCAAATGGACGAAGCTGATAACGTTATGATTGAGACACGCCCATCAGGTGAAAAGGCTCAGGGCAAGTATGGCCGCTGGTTGGTGACAGTGTGGGCTGATGGTGTGAATTTGAACGAGTCAATGGTCGAAGCAAAGATGGCCGAGAGAGCTACTTACTAGATGCCAAGTCGGACGGCGTCTGTCGCGAGGGCAGTACAAACAGAACTCAAACGCTGGCAACCCTTGATTGACGAATCCACAGACCTGCGACAGGTTCATATTTCAGTGCGGTTGCGTCCCGGTTCGTGCGATACGCGGTCAGTGGTGGTGGGTATGGAACACGAACGCTCAACAGAATCAAACAATGACGACGGATAAACATTGACAGGATAGTCGTGTTTGAGGCAGAATATCTATCAGTTCTGCTCTCCGCACGAGGATGAGGCTTGCGGTGGAGATTGACGTACTGTCAATCTGTGCCGCTTTTTTTGTGTCTGAATATATATGAGCGACCATCACATGCCCACAGTGCTTGATCTAGCCGATTGGAAGAAACGAGTCCAAGGTGGTGACGATGGCACGCAAACGATTGTCAGAAAACAAGCCATCGCTAATGCAGAAGATGTCGGTCAACGCCAGATTAAGTTCACCATCTCGACAGGTGACGTTGACCGTGAGAACGACCGACTTCGATCTGATGGATGGGTGTTGAATGCGTATCGCAAGAATCCGGTGGTCATGTTCGCGCACGACTACAAGCAACTCCCTGTGGCGAGAGCCGTATCCATTGAAGAACACGAAGGCACACTCGTCTCGACGGCTGAGTTTGCAACGGCAGACCTGAATCCGTTCGCCGATACGGTGTATCGGATGATCAAGGGCGGCTTCTTGAATGCGGTGTCTGTTGGATTTAGGCCCCAGAAGTTTAAGTCCACCGAGCGAGACAACGGTCAGCAAGGGTTCGACTTTGAGGAACAAGAACTCCTTGAATACAGCGTGGTTCCGATTCCGGCCAACCCTCACGCCCTCATCGCCGCCTCAAAAGACGGTATCGATGTCGAGCCAATCACGGCATGGGCGAAGTCTTGGCTGACACAAGCTGAACCTGCACCAATTGAATGCAAAGGGATGGTGCCTGATAACCCTCAGAAGTATGGGCTGGCCCCTATGAATGAAGCATGGAGTCGGCCATCACTGAGAGAATTTACGTCTGACTCTTGGGATTCAGTCGATGCGGAAAAACGACGAGCCATCGCCCGTCATTTTACCTATGCGGTGGACATGCCTCCATCGAACTACGGTGACATGAAATTGCCGCATCATCGCGCACAAGGAGCCGATGTCGTGTTTCGGGGCGTAGCAGCAGCGGCGGGCCGACTCGACCAGACTGAGTTCACGTCTGATGACTTCGGAAAGATTCGCTCACACCTGGCGAACCATTACAAAGAATTCGACCGCGTGGCTCCGTGGGAACGCGATGCAGAGTCATGGAAGAAGTTTATTGAAGCCAGAGACACCAATTTTCACACCACGCACTTCATAGACATCAGCGATATCGAATTGTGCGACCTCTTTCGGACGCATGGCTTCACTGATGAAGCTGACGCACTGATAGTCCGTGAGCCTGAGACCACGAGTGAAACTATGCCACAAGAATCTTATACGTCAACGTCGTCACACAATAAAGCTGAGGAAATTCCAGAATCTCACAAAGATGAAATGAATGAATTCCTCGATGAAATTCGCAAGGAAATGAATAACATCAAGGTGGCGGTCAGAGAGACAATCAAGAATGTCGACCGTTTCCAGAACACCTTCCGGTATGTCGAAGGGTCTGGTCTTTACACTGACAAACCAAAACCAAAGAAAGAAGCGGTGGTGGGGGAAGATAATGTTGACGATGAGTTTATTGATGTCGTCGATGACGAGTCTGACCCTCAGATCGACATCGATCCCGTCATGTTGAGGGATGCCCTTGTCCATGCCACGACCGACACCGTCGCGCGAGTTGTAGACAAGGAAGTTCGAGCAATGGTCAACCGTGCATCGGGTCGCGTTGACTGACTAATTACGAGAGGTGAATCACATGCGATTGACTAGAGATGAGCTAACCGAACACATCAAGGAGCAGGTTGTTCCGCAGATTAAGGACTTCTGTGACAGTAATGTGGCCGAGCTAGTACGAGAGAACATTGAGAAAGCGGTGGCCCCGATTCGGGAACGGACGGAGGCATTGACGACACAGGCTATCGCCAGGTCCAGTGTTCCGAAAAGACGGGAACGGACAAAGGGTGAGGCCCTCGCACGGTGTATTCGAGCAACGGCGTGGGCCAAGCTCAACGATGCTGGCGTTGATGGCGCAATCAGCCAACTCAAACGGTGGGGCGATGATGACCTTGCTGAACGATGGCTAGAGGCGCGAACCAAAGCATTATCGGCAGGTGACGCAGCCAGTGGTGGATTCCTTGTGCCAGAGGAATACAGTAGTGAACTGATCGAACTCCTTCGCGCACGGTCTGTCGTGCGAGCGATGGGTACGACCACGATTTCCATCTCAGGTTCGGGAACGCTCAATATCCCGAAGCTCGCTAGTGGTGCCTCTGCCGCCTACATTGGCGAGAACACGAACATCGGTCAAAGCGAACAAGTGTTCGGCAACCTGAAGCTGTCATTCAAGAAGCTGGCGGTGCTAACACCAATCAGCAATGACCTGATTCGCTACAGTTCGCCGGGGGCAGACCAAGTGGTTCGGACTGACCTGGTTGAAGCCATGCGAGTCAAAGAAGACCAAAAGTTCATCAGAGGCGATGGCACTGATGGCGCACCTCGTGGACTCCTGAGTTGGTGTACGGGTGGCAATAAGATCGCCGCCGATGGAACGGTCAGTCTGTCGAACACGTTCCAAGACCTCGGTAAACTGGTCTTGGCATTACAAGAAGGCAATGTGCCGATGACGAGTCCCGGTTGGCTATTTGCACCGCGCACCGAGCAGATGTTGATGACTGCGTTGAATGCGAATGGCGTTCCGGCTTTCCGTGATGAGATGGCTGGAGGCACGTTGTGGGGCTTCCCATTCCGAAGCACCACCAGTATCCCGATCACGCTTGATACCACTGGTGCTGGCAGTAACGACGAAAGTGAAATCTACTTCGTCGATTTCAGCCAGGCAGTCATTGGTGAAAGTTCATCACTACAGGTGAGTGCAAGCGACACAGCGGCCTATCACGATGGGTCAAATGTCATAGCGGCATACTCGCAAGACCAGACAGTTGTTCGTGCGATTTCGGAGCATGACTTCGGGATGCGACACGATGCGGCTATCGCCATTCTCACTGGAGTGGATTGGGCACCGGGAGCGTTCTAATTAGCACTGAATAACGGAGAGGTTGAATCATGATTAATAGAGGATTAAGTCAGACAGCGCAGTTCTCAGTGCTAGAACATCACACGTTCGACGCGAGTTGCGGAAGCGTGAACGGTTCCAGTACTGGCAATGAGGTCATGGGCCTCATCGTTGACCGAGTAGGTCTTGGCAATAGCTTCAATTCTGCGAAGGCAGTAATGACGGCTGTTGGCGAGATTGGGACTACGACTAAGGATAGCGGTTTCGTCGGCTTCCAAGTCAAGATGATGCACTCATCGACCACGTGTATCGGAGACTTCAACGAGCTATCGACGGCAGACCGCAAGGGTATGCAGGGCTTGTATATTGTCACCAACACGACCGCGACAAGCACGGGCAACGCTTCAGGTCGGATGTCCACGAGTGCCGGTGTTTCCACCAGCACTGGAACGGCCGTCTGGTATGGCGATCTTGGAACGTATGCGCTGACAGGCGCACAGCGATTCTTGAGTGTCAATCTGATGCCGGAAGTTCACGCTTCATCGTCAGGTGGTAGCGTCCTTCGGATCGCTGGTTCGTTGGCGTTAGGTGATGCGGCAGAGTCGTTGCCGAATAGCACGTCAACCGGTGTCGTGATTAAGACAACGGCATAGTGAAGTGCTAGACTTTGGCGATGAGGGTTATTGTTGTCGGAAGAGCGTTAGCGTTAGACGGTATTCACTATAGTTGCGGTGAAGCTCTTGGTGTTGATGATGACGTAGCGGAATCTCTGATCCAGAGTGGTCGTGTCAAAGCGACTGCTCTGCGATCAGATTCGTCAGTCCACACCACCGCACCACTTACCCCACCGAAACATCGACAGGCGCGAGTGCGTCGTCGTGTCTCTACCGCCAAACGTAAAGGAAACCAATGAGCAGTAATGTCACTGATGCAACGACTGAGAGTACTGGCGTCAATCCAGACCATCCGTGCGCGGCCCATCCGAAACTCATTGATGGTGATGAGGCCATTGTCGAAGTCAATCCACCGCGATCAGAAGTTGCTATCTGTGGATTCGCTTCTAGCACACGACACCTGATTCCTATTAATGATAAGCGTGTCGAGATATGGGGGTTGAACCAACTGTATCGGCATATCGACCGAGCCGACCGATGGTTCGATATTCATCGCAATTGGACAGAAGATAACGTGGAAGGCACTGATCATCCGAAGTGGCTGAGTGAGTGCGGTATTCCTATCTATATGGTGGAGAGGAATCCAGACCTGACGACCTCTGTTCGGTTTCCGATTGAACGCATGATCGCGTCGGCATCTGACTACTTCACCTCGACCGTTGCCTATATGTTGGCCTTAGCAATCAGCGAAGGCTTCAGCAAGATTCACCTATACGGGATTGATTTGGTGGTTGGCACAGAATACGAAGTACAGAAAGCCTGTGTGGAGTTCTGGCTTGGTGTGGCTCACGGCAAAGGGATTGACCTTGATATTCCCAAGGCGAGTGCATTACTGACACAGACGCATCGCTACGGCTATCAAAAGACCCCTGATACTGGCCCGATGCCAAACTTGCAAGAACTTACCGACAGAGGCGACGCACTGAATAGTGCCAAGTCTAAACATATGGCGAGTGCCGCCACGCTCGATGGCGCGTTGCAAGAGATTGAATATCTGAAACAGATCGCACAGCTACGCGCCCGGGGAGCGAGAATCCCCATTATGACGGAGCAGTGAAGTGATCACAGTATGCGCCAGTTCAACGAACGAACTCATCGGGACGATGGACGAACTGATGCGTGTAATTGGCGTGACTGCGAGTTCCTGTGGGATAGACGAAGCCCATCTCGCCGCCAGTCGATGGACGGCTAATTATATCGGCCAACCCCTACATCGAGCCGTCTATTCTGAAACCGTCAAGGCATTTGGCGGTTTGAATCTTTCGCTTTCCAGAACACCAATTCGAGGTGTGCGGCGTGTGTTTAGTGCTACCGATACGGGTGACGCCACTGAACTGTGTAGCACAGATTATCGCGTTGATCAGGATGGTGGATTCTTAAACCGAGATCGAGGATGGGCGTGGACAGCACAGAATTATTGGAACATCACCTACACCCCGATTCCCAATTCCGAAACCGCCCCGTGGCTAGTGGAATACGAAGCCGGATTCCTGAATACAAGTGGGTCGAGTTCCACCGACACTGATACCTACGCGGTGACATCTACTGATGCAACGATGCCGCAGGAAATTATTCGCGCCACCATGATTAAGGCACGTCAGCTATATATCAACGCTGAGGGCGTGGTGAAAAGTAAGAAGGTTGGAGACTTGTCTATCACCTACGCCACCGAAGGAACGGAAGACGTGGCGACGCAGTTGATCGATCCGTGGAAGCGGTACTTCTGATGTCTGTGAGCCGATGGTTCGACATGATGCCGCAGACGGTCAGCATAGCCACTAGAAGCTCTTTGAATGACTTTGGAGAGCCTTCTTTTGGTGCAGACGTGTCCTATAAGGCTCGTATCGTTGGACGGGCTGAGAACGTCGTAGATTGGACGGGACAGGAAGTGTTCTCAAGGTCGCACATCTATCTCGGCAGCAACGCGAAGATTGGGGCTGGCGATCGTGTGACGCTCTCAACTGATGATGTGGCCTCGACAGGACAAGAGATTGTGAGTCCGACTATTCTGGCGGTGAACCATGTGCCTGACCAGACCGGATTCCATCATACGAAGATTTGGCTGAAATAATGGCAACCAAAGGAAAGAGCTTCACGGTGACGGGTGTCAGTGACGTGATGAAGAACTTGAATAAAATCAAACACCTAACTCCCACCGTGATTGGACAGGCTCTCTTCAGCGAGGCTGAGTTGATTATGACAGCCTCGAAACGAATCGTGCCTTGGGACAAGGGTGATCTCGCTCGGAGTGGACACGTCGAAAAACCGAAACACAGTGGAAAGACGGTTAGTGTGGAGATGGGCTATAACACCGAGTATGCGATGTTCCAGCATGAAGGTTTAGAACTGAAACACAAAGGGAGAGGCCAGTCGAAATATCTTGAAAAGCCTCTCATGGCTGTGAAAAACACCATCGCCACTAAAGTTGCCAACCGCATCTATAAAGGCTGGACGAAAGCACAGTTGGCGAACAAATGACTTCCACTTGCTCTGCCACGATTGCTTTCTCTTCACGCACTGACACCATCATGCGTAAGATGGTGAGTGAGTTGAAAGACTCAGATGATCCGGTTCTGTGTGGGTTGGTCTATGACCATTTCCTCGTGGCGGCGATTGCGGTTGATCGGTTGTTCTACACGGACAGTCGGGGCGACATGGAACTCACACCGTATGCAGAACTGGTGGCTCTTGAAGTGACGCACTTGGCTCATTCGACTGAACGGGATGTGACACCCAAGGCCACACAGGAGCAAGCGTTGGATGTGATGCGTTTGGCAGGATTTGGGGCGGTCTGACGATGGCCTTACTGTTGACTGACATGGATGATTATTTGACGACCTCTGGCGTAACGACTGCCATCTATCGAGGTCGGCAACCTAGTGATCCGAGTACCGTCGTGACGATTTACGAGACAGGTGGATCGCCCCCGGTGCATGGCATGGGTGGGTCGCCGGGAACTGCGTTAGCCGAACAACCCTCGATTCAAGTCGTCACTCGGTCCACTAGTTATTCGACGGCCCGAACAACCGCCGACCAGTGTTTCGATTTATTAGACGGGCTGTACCAAACGACTATCAACGGCACACGCTATCTCTATGTGGAGGCGTTACAGTCGCCGTTCATGCTTGAACGTGACGATCAGGAACGGACACGGATTGCCTGTAATTATAGGATCGTGAAAGACCTCACGGCTTAGGATATAACTATGGCTACTTTGATCTACAAAGACTGCAATATTTTCATTGATGGTTACGATCTGTCCACCGCGCATTCTGATATCACCCTGAACTATTCTGCTGAAATGCAGGATGAAACCAGTTTCGGTGACGAAACGCGCATCAATAAGGGTGGCTTGGAAGTCGTGAACGTGACGGGTTCAGGCTTTTGGGAAAACACGGCACCTAACCTTGTGGACGATGCGTATTTCGGACTCATGGGAACGGATGACAAGGTGGTCAGCCTTTATGCCAACGGCATCACAGATGGAGAGTCCGCGCCGGGAGGCTTTGCTTTCAAAGGTGTCATCTCGGAGTTCTCTGTCGGTGGAGGTGTTGGTGAACTTCTCACATTCAACGTGACCATCGAAGGTCGAGGCATCGAGGCATAGTCTATGGCAATCGTAAGAGTTACCCCAATCAAGAACGCAAGTGCGACGGCGGTATCAACGTGTGACAACGGCACAGCCTACGACGTCGGCGGCGTGTATGCAGGGAAGTCGTTATATGCGGCATTGCATGTGCTTTCGTCATCGACAGCAGGTGGTATAAAGGTTCGCATTCAAGGGTCATCGTCGAGTGGATTCGGGGTCGGCAAGTTCACTTGCCATGTCGAGTTCACTAGTCAATCATGTCGTGTTGGTGAGTGGGCTACACCACTGACCACGGCGAACGTCACCAGCACACACAGGAAGTTCTGGCGCGCGAATTGGGATCCATCGACAAGCGGGGGACAAAAGTTTTTGGCGTCCATGAGTATCCAGTAACTACACGAACAGGAGTATAGGTAAATGGCTACAATCATTTATAAGAACGCGTTATTCGAGGTGAATGGCGTTGACCTGAGCGACCACGTTGAATCGTTGACGTTCAACTACGGGAGTGAGATGCAGGACGAAACTGCAATGGGTGACGACTCACGCATTAACAAGGGCGGTTTGAAAACGTGGAGTCTCGACGTGAATTTTCACCAAGACTACACCGCCGCGAATGTTGACGCGACCCTGTTCAGTCTGGTGGGAACGACTGCGTGTTATGAGTGGCGGCCACAAGCTATCTGCTCGACGGCAATCAATCCGCGCTTCTCAGCTATCGGCGTGATTGATTCGTATCAGCCGCAGGGTGGAAGCGTGGGATCGCTTCTCGATGCTCCGGTCACAGTTCAGAGTGCAAGTGACGTGTCGCGTGCAACAGCCGCGACATAAAATTCACTGATGAGGGCGACGGGAAAGTCGGGCCTCCTACGGTTTGAGTATCAAATCGCTGCCCGTCTTGGCGAGTGGGAACTTGAACCCGTTCTCATACTCCCACATACTCAGCGATTCAGGCTCTCCGGTTCTGTCGTATCCCGGCACGATCCGTGGTCCTCACGGTCACCGTTAGATGTGTGGTTGGAGTTTGGATCGAATAGGTGGGTCTGGAACGGTATAGTTATAGGCGATAAGCTGACGGAGCCTCGTCTTGTTATTGAAGTCGAAGGGCCACCCACCATTGAGAAAGGAGTGTTAGTGAATGTCTAATCCTTGGGTCGTTGAACCAGAAGAAGTCAAGATTGAACTAGCATGGGATGATCCGAGAGGGATTAGTCGTGAGTTCTGGATAAAGGTGAAGAAACGATTGTCGATTGGTGAAAGCCGTCGGATGCTTAAATCGATCAGTCGTGTCCGTTCAGAACTGCGCCGGGATGTGAAAGGGACTCAGAATGCTGAAGCTCAATTTGAATGGACGGAATACAGTTTCGCCAGAGCCGAAGCATTTCTGCTGGATTGGTCATTAGCAGATGACAACAACACGAAAATGAAAATCAATCGTGAAAATATCGAAGCCCTTGATTCTGGTGTGTTCGATATTCTTGACAACGCCATAGACCAACATGAATCAAAGGCAACAGAGGAAAAAAAACCGAAAACTGGGAAGCGCAGGCGAAAAACGACCTCGCCATAATGCAAAGAATGAACTGGTCCTATGTTGAGTACATGCAACTCCCAGAAGATTATCTAGAGCCTCTGCTTAAATTATTCAAAGAACAAGATCGTCAAGCTCGATCAGCGAGATCAAAATAGATGGCAGTGAACGCCGGCACCATCGAAGCCAGACTTGAGTTGCAGGACAAGATGTCCGGTCAGCTAAGTAAAGCCACCAAGAAGATGGGTGGGTTTCGTAGTGTGGCACAAACGGCTATAGGCACGATGGCCGGTTTCATTGGCGCACAGGCAGTGATGTCTGGTGTCAGTGCTGCGTTTTCGTTTGCGAAAGATTCCGCAATCGGAATGAACGCCACGCTTGAAACCACGACTCTCCAGTTTGAAACATTGATGGGTGATGCTGAAGCAGCGGAGGCCCATGTTGCCAGTCTGTTTGAATTCGCCAAGAAAACGCCTTTCGAGACTGGCCCGATTATTGAAGCCAGCCGCATGATGCGAACGTTTGGCGGTGCTGCGTTAGATACCAAAGCAAATCTCAACCTCCTTGGCGATGCCAGTGCTGCGACCGGCGCACCGATCAATGAGCTTGGTTTCTGGGTTGGCCGTTTGAATTCTCTGCTACAGGGGGGGAAGTCTTTCGGTGAGGCCGCTATGCGTCTTCAAGAATTGGCCGTGTTGTCTGCTCCCGCGAGAGATGCGATGGAGAGACTGCAAAAGGCAGGAGGAAGTGCCGATGAAGTCTATAAGATTTTCGCAGATGACCTTGGAAAATTCAGTGGTGGCATGGAAAAGATGGCTGCGACGTGGGAAGGCGTCACAAGCACCTTCATTGATACGGTGCAGCTTACGATATCAGACGCCTTTAAGCCGTTGTTTGAATTCCTGCGTGACGGGATAGGGGTAATTAACGAATTATTGAATTCGCCGGAGATCAACGCCATTCCCACGAAAATCGCGAAAGCCCTTATGGACGCTTTTGGGAATGATCCTCGTCTTGCCGTTATGTCCCTGATAGACGCGCTTCTGCGGTTTGGAGTCTCAACGCTTGAGATAGGTAAGAGTATACGGATTGGGTTCGGCGTGGTTGAACTCACGATAAGGGGAACAGCAATCTCCGTGCTTACGCTCGCCGAAGCCCTGAACGCTCTTGGTCTTGTCGCTGTAACGATGTTGAATGTTTTCACCCGTGGGATGGTTCCCGGTCTCAGAGATGCTGCGGAGAAAATGAAGACGTGGGCGTTTGAACTCGATGACGCCAATGAAGAACAACATTATTGGTTTGATCAGACCTCAAAAAACATCAATCAGCAGGGCGAGTGGGATCGTGCGATGGACTCAGGCATCGACATGCTGGAAGGGATGCGCGGGACTGTTACGAATCTTGCGAATGCGTTGCCCGATCTTGCAGACGCTACCGGCGATGCTGCTGATGAAGCCGACGATCTAACGGGAGGGGTCAAGCAACTTACCGAAGCACAGGAGAAGCTCGCGAGAGGATGGCAGGATGGGGCAATACCAGCAGCTGAAGATTTAATGGTCGCTCTTGAAGCGGTCGGAGGGATTTCCAAGCTGACCGAGGCTGAACAGACCGCACTGAACGGGGCAGTAGCAGAAGCTATTTTGAAATACGAAGCCCTTGGTCTAGAAGCTCCCAAGGCGATGCGGTTGGTAGCGAACGCGACCAAGGAACTGGAATCCTCTCAGCTTGACCTCGGTGAAAATCCTTGGGTCAATATGTATGCGATGCCGGGTGGTTTTATGGCGCAGATAGACAAGACCGCCGCAAACATCAGAAATGCCATGATGGCCAAAGGTGGACTTCCGGCTGTTGGCCTTGAGATACAGGGCGGGGTAAGTGAAGGGCCAAGTATGGTTTCGATGGGCCAGATGATGGGGTCGAGTCTGAAGCGAGGATTCGCAGATGTTGTGAAAGGGATACCTAATACCGTGATCGACGCTTTCAAAGGCGGCGGTGGTTTATTCGGGGCGTTCAAAGCAATTGGTTCTCAGGTTGGTTCCGTGGCTGGTGCGAGTATCGGAGGCGCGTGGGGTGCAGCCGTAGCCAGCAAAGACGGCGTAGGAAAACTGATGAAAGGCTTCGCTGGTTTGGCTGGCCCGATTGGTGCTGCGGTCGGCGCGTTAGCTGGCCCATTGATTGGTGGTCTAAAGAAATTATTCAGTGGCCCGACTGTGCAAGAGAGTGTCACAAAGGCCAGCGAACAAATGTTTGGCAAGGCTATTTCTACAGGTCTTGCCGATGCAATCGCCAACACACGTAAAGAAACCCAGTCTGACTTCGGCGCGATGATGATGCACATGGCAGACATCATTGCGGAGCAGGGCGGTGTCATCGCGATGGGAACTGAAAAGGCGATACGAAGTGTTCGCGACATTTTCAGCGCAGTAGAAACCGGGGCCATCACTACAGAACAGGCGGCGGGTTCGTTTGATAAATCGTTCGGCATGATTGCAAGTGCCGTCGTTAAATCTGGGGGCATCGCTAGTAAGAAGTTCACCGAACTCATCACGCTTGCCGAACGCTTCGGAACTTCGGCAGAGACCATCAAGTTCGTTGGCGAACAGGCGAAACTCACTTCCCAAGGGATTGCCGCAATCGCTGCAAGTGGGGTCAAGACGAAGGATGAACTCGAAGACCTCGGCACGATAGCCGTTGCGTCGTTTGAATCTGCGATGGCTGCTGGCATGTCGTTCACAGAGGCAGTGAAGGCACATGGCCCTGCCCTTGACGCCATTATCGACGCGCAGAAAGAACTCGGTATCGAATCTGATAACGCGGCCGTCAAAGAGCTTGCCCATTTCCAAGATCGGATTCGGAACAACAAAGGCTTGGTGACTGCCGTCGAAGCATTGGACGATACGATGTTGGCATTGTCGCGCACTGGTTCATTAAATGCTGAAACCTTGGGTGCGATGGAACGTCAAGGCATCCGCATGTATGACAAATTGATCGAAAAAGGATTCTCGCAAGAACAGGCAGTTCTAATGATGGGGCCAGCCCTAAAGACCATCATGGAGGCCCACGAAAAACTTGGTATCCCTGTGGATGAAAATACTCAGAAACTTATTGACCAAGCCAAGGAAGCTGGACTTTTGGAAACCGAACAAGCAAGTGGATGGTCAGCAATCACAACGGCAGTTGGTACGTTAGTCGGCAAGATGGATGAGTTGATAACTAGGTTGATGGGCGTCAAGGATAAAGTTAATGAAATACCGAGCGAAATAAATATTGCTGCACACGTCAGTTATACAGACAGTGGAATAGATACGTCAGGACAGCACGGTCTTGAATTTTCTGCTGCTCACGGTGGCATTGTCACCAGACCTTCTGTTGGGCTTGTTGGTGAAGCTGGACCAGAAGCAATTATCCCGTTAACCAATTTGGAATCGCGCGACCGCGCGTTGTTAGCTGAGGTCAGGGGTCTCAAAACTGAACTAAGAAACCTTCCTATCCACTTACGGGACGCGATCCTTTTGGCTCAGTAAGATGCCGACAATCACCGCAACTCCAGAAATCTATACTCGGTATGGTGGATGGCTTCTTGGTGTTGAAGCGAGTAGCGAATTAGGCACATCTACAAGGATTGATGGGGTGGTGACTGATATCACCGCCGATGTTTTAGTTGGCGAAGCAAACGTCGAGCTTGAGTACGGCGTGACGGGAACCGGCCCGTTGGATCGGGTGGCCGATACCGGAACGTTGAATTTTTCGCTAGACAATAGTTCCACGAATAGCCACGGGCAACAGGGAGCCTATTCACCAGACCATGCAAACGCGCTGGCTGGTTGGGATATAGGGAACCTTATCGAACTAAGAATCACATACAGCGGAACGACCTACTACAAATTCACGGGCAAGTTGAGCCAGATTATTCCTATGGCTGGTCAGTATCAAAGTGAAATCGTTAACTGCGTGGCTGTTGATTGGATGGATGAAGCGGCGATATCCAAGGTGAAAGGGGTCACGGTTCAGTCGAATAAACGCAGCGACGAACTTATTAAGGATCTCGTTGATAATGCTGTAACGGTTCCTCCGAAGTCCACAGACTACGCAGAAGGACAAAGCACATTCGTCACAGCATTTGATAATCTTTTGGACGCGCAGACCTCGGTATTAAGAGCCTTATACGATTGCGTCATTTCTGAACTCGGATATCTTTATGTGAAGGGAGACACTACCGGCGGTGGTGTTCTAACGTTTGAAGATCGACACGCTCGCCCAACGGCTGGTGCAGCGGTCGGATCGTTCGATAATACGATGACGGGCTTAGACGTTTCCCGTGGTCGGGACGGGATCATCAATACGGTTTACGTGGTTGTTCATCCACGAACTACTGATGATGCAACATCAGTGCTTTATGAATTAACAACGACAGGCAGCACGCCCTCGATTCCACCACTCTCGACGATCACCATTAGTTGTCCATATCGTGAAGCATCAATTAACGCCTATCGTGTCGCAGCCGCAACGATTGAGACTCCAGTATCGGCAACGGATTGGATAGCAAATACCGCGTCTGATGGGTCTGGAAGCAACATCACGACCGATGTTTCTGTCACGGTGAAAACCCAAGCAGCCAATGCCGTTGATCTAGAAATCACGAACAACAACGTCACGTCTACCGCGTATCTCACGACCTTGCAGATACGAGGCACGGCCATCAGTGATGTCACTGAGACAGTGATGTCTGCGACCGATGATGTATCGATGAACAAGTATGGTGAACGCGATTCACGTATCGACATGAAGTACGAATCCAATGCTGGCGAGTTTGGGAACGAAATCGCCAACTGGATTTTGAACATCTACAAAGACCCTCGTTATGTGGTGAGCGGTTTTCAGCTTGCGTCGAACGCCTCCACTTACATGATGACGCAAAGCCTTGCGAGGGAGCCGGGGGACAAGGTTACATTCGCAGAGACGATGACAGGCATCACGGAATCTTCGGGAGGTGTAGCCGTTGGGTATTTCATTAACGGTGTTCGCATGACGATAGCGCGTGGGGGTATTATCACTACGAGTTGGGTGCTGGCTCCCGCGACGGCTACTCAGGCGTGGGTCTTGGATCAGGTTGGCTCTAGTGAACTTGGCATCACGACGAACTTGGGGTTCGCATAATGGATGACTGTATTCACGGCCCAGCAGAAGGACACCTTCATTCAGGTGTATCAGACGTGACGTCTTACTTGGAAGTACATAGTCGGGCGATGGGTAAGAAGGGGAAGAATGTGTTCGAGGTCGACGACCCGATCGACGCCTATATCAATCACGGGCGATGGGTGATCAACTGTGAATGCAATGGGGGCGGTTTGACGAGTCCGAAGTTCAAGGTGTCGTGCTGTTTCGATTGCGGAAGACGGTATACGAACATCGTG